TTGTCTTTAGGTGGTAAGTTGGTATAAAACTCAGCCATTATAAATTTGCCTTCTCTGTTGCTATCAGAACATCTTGTGACGATCTATTAATTTGTATGTATCCTTCTGTGACCAGTTTCCTAACATCCGTTGATACTTTGCTAGTGTAAACTGTTTTGACATTGTCCGAGCTGGCACTGTATTCAATATCAGATTCCGCAACTGTCAGCCCTTTCCTACTCCCAATGTCTTTGTAGTATATTCCAGCGGCTATCTCATCACGCACATTGGTATCGTTGGTGACAAGATTGTATGCCTCATTGGCACCTAGGAAATTCACTGTGTCCTGTGTGGGATTTGTGATTGCTGTGTTGTTTTGATTTGTGTTGTTGTCTGCTGTCCCCTTGGCAGATGCTATTGTTCCAGCGGCAAGTACCGCTCCAACTGTGAAAGCCGCTATAGGATTTGTGATTGAACCGGCCTGTTTGCCAACTTCCAATACACCTTCCTTGGCTATACCTTTTAGCTCTTCCTTGACTGCTCCCTTCTTAATTTTTTTAGCGTTGTTATAGGTGTTTGAAGCACCCAGTATCGCACCCAGAATATTTCCTGACTGCACATTCCTGATTACGGATCCTATGCCGTCAACTACACCACCTGGTCCGAATATGCTGTTTGTTCCACCACCCAGTACGGTCAGTGGTGAAGGTTCGTTGTCGTAGTGTATGGTCGCGAATCCCGGTACACCCTCTCCCCTGTTTAATCCTTGTGGTCTTATCACTCCTGAATTGTAACGAACTGTCTCGTATAAAATTTGCATTTGATTCTGTAACACACCTGCACCATCTGCCTGGTCCAGATTATCATGGCTGAAAGAACCTATAACAGGATTAACCAAACTGAACGATGTGAATCTCTGATTGTGCAGGACAAAAATTGTTATGTTCCTTATGAAAGGTTTCTGACGTTGCTTGGGAGTGTCTAGACCCCACTTGGTGTATGTCCTGTTGGCATCGTAGTAATCGTCCTTGCTGACATTTTGCACGGTTTCGGTCAGTTGTACAGCATCAGCAACTTCGTACTCGTAATATTTCTTCCAGAATGCATTGACTGTGTCAGCATGGTCATCATGGAATGATATGTTAATTGGCTCGTAAACTATTCTTGTGTTGGTGTACATTTTCTTGTTGTACTGTACTTTCTCTTCGTAGTTCATGTCGTACTTTGGAAGGTCAACTGCTTTGACCAACATGTTCAGTTCACGTCTCTCTGCTTCTGTGAACTTGTTCTGACTGATAGTTTCGTCTAGGTCGAAAACAACATGGTAGAGGAATTTGTGTTTTGGTGCCAGCTTGTGATGATCATCGATGTATAGTCTAGAAGCATGTCGGAAGTCCTTCATCGTCGGAAGACCGTCTTGCACACCTTTTAAGAAATTGTTTATGCTTGGCATACTGTTATTTATAGTCACAAAAAAAGCGCCTATAAAGACGCTTCTGTTGTATTAAATGCTAAGTCTAATTTTGTTTATTACTGTCCACCACCTGTTGAAAGTGTACCGATCGTTCTAGCCACTGCCGTTCCAATTCCTGTACCTGTTGGTGTCTGTATCGCATTGTCATATCTCACTGACATTGTGATAGTTGCTGGATCTGATGTTGCGTATGCCAGTGTGTTGTAGTTAACGTTCTCAACATAAGCACCGTAAAGTTCCCATGTCTCTAGAACGTTTGGAGCACTTGATCCGTTACCACCGTCTAGCATTTCAATTCTACCTGTGAATTTGTAATCAATACCTGATGCCGCACTTGACTGTTCGAAGAAATCAAACTGTTTTTGGATCTGTTCACCAACCAGTTTAGTAACTGAGTTGTTAACGTCATCTCTTAAATTAATTGTAATTGGTTCCCAAGTGTGTTTGCCTGCAACATAAACTTTTGAGTTGTACACATCTAGTGTCACTGTGTCAAAAGTCAAGCTGGGTCTTGTTACATCTACTACTTGTTTTGTTAGTTCTGATCTTGGTGTCGATACTCCAAAATTCTCCAGGACAAGTCTAAAACGATACTGAAGTTTTGGCATCAACAGACCTTGTGATGCTGAACTTTGATCGTTGCTTAAAGGTACTGTAAATTTTGATAATGTTGATATTGCCATTTGTTTCTCCTATTTATCGAAAATTAGTTCCCTAATTTTGCAATTTCTCCTGTGTTTTTGATTCTCAACGGTATGTAAATAAATTCAACCGATTTAACCGGCTCAATTGCTATGTCTACATACAGTTCATTTCTGTCTATTCTAGTAGGTGTGTTGTTTGTGTCATCACAAACTACCAAAAAGTCAAACAATGCTCTCTGTCCAACAAGTTCCAACAAGAATGATTCTATTGCACCCTTAATCTCGTTCCTTGTCAGTTCATCATTTGGTTCAAATATAAATGGTTTTCCAACTGCGTCTAACTGTGTTCTCAAGTAGACTGCCAATCTTGAAACGTTTATTCTGTCCAAAGCTGAACTTGCCGATGTTTTAGTTAAGTTACCAAAGTTAACGATCCCTGCTCCTGCAAAGAAAGTAATTGGGTTAATCTTAACTTCATGCATTGAATCTCTCACTGACTCCGTTACAGATATTGTTTCAAACTCTCCAGTTGCTGTGTCGATGTAACCAACTGCTGTGGCATTGTCAACAACACCTCTTCTTGTTCCTGATGGAGCGAACCATGGGAAAGCAACACTGTCATTGTTTGCCAGTGTTCTCAACATCATGTGTGATGCTGGAACTACAATCGATTTACCTGTGTTGTCTGTTGTCAGTCCTGATGGATAAAACACACCCAGATAATCACTTGCACTTACTAGACCGTCTTCACCGTTGTCCAGTGCCGCCACCGCGTTGTTGGCCCAGTCCTGTATTTTAGTTGATGTACCTTCCAATCTTAATGGAGTGTCTCCAACTACAAACGCTGTTTCGTTTCTGTCTGTGTTCAAGTTAATCATGTTTGCGATCAATTCAGGATAACCAGGGGTAGCAATGATATTGAAGCCTCTTTGGTCTTCTCTGATTGCTTGATTAGTGTTGATCTCTGCTTTCAGTTGCTCAACGATAACTTTTCTCTGTGATTTTCTTCCGAAAGATCCTGAGCCGTCCGCATTGTTGCTTGATTTAGTAACCCATCTGTCTGGATAGTAAGTTGAAACTGATTCGTTACTGTTGAATCTGATGTTACCCAAACCACTTGATCCAGAACCTGGATACTTCGTAGTTGTGATGTAACTGTTTTTGTACTCCTTAACATTGTAACCAGAACGTCTAGTGTTGTACAACATTATACCCTGTGGGAATAAAGTTGGATCTGGAGCATCCGGGTCTAGGAAACCATCTGTCAACAATGATTTGATTGTTGAAGCTGTTCCTGCCGCTGTTGATGTTCCCGCCGCTTTGTCAGTAGAGTTGTGCCATCTCGCATCTGCGAAAACTACACCGTCTTCTGTTGTCTGGTCAGCTTTGTCAACTAGCACCCATGCCGCACCAGTTGTAGTTACTGCTACTTGGTTGGCCGTGTTAGTTGAACTCAACGTTGCCGCTGTGTTGTATTTGTAAAGTTTTGGATAGTTCTCAAGATCACTTGTGTCAATCCATAAGTCATTGCTTACAAGTGCAGTACCATCTGATTGTAAAGTTGGTGCTGTTGCACTAAACTGTGGACCATTCGGATCTGTAGTCGAGTATGCTGTTGCATATCCAACGAAAGTTGTTCCGTTGTGTGCCATGATGTCTGCATCTAAGCTAGTGCTGTACCATAGTGTACCGTCTGCTGGTTCGTTGCTTGGAGCAGAAAGTGAAGCTGTGTAGCTCAATCTTTTCCAGTTTGAAATTAACAATCCTCTGTTTGATGTTGAGTCCATGGACTCTCCAGTTGGAACTGTGTACAAGTTGTCGATCAGTGTTGAACTGTTTGCCGTGTACGTTCCGTAAACGTGTGCAGTTGAGGCATAATCAAAACCTGCATCTGCCAATGGTGTACCAACATCTCCGTCCACTAATCTGATGTCACCGCCCAGTACGTGTGTAAGCACGATCTCGCCAGTTGTTAATTTACTTGCTCTAACATTTATTAATTCAGTAGTTGATGTAGATAAAGCGTTAGCGTTAACTTTGGCATTAACTGCCGCAACAAAATCATCAGCACCTGTTCCACCCAGTGTAACTGTAACTGCTGTACTGAAACCATCTTGATTTTTTCTTGTCTCTTTGATTGTGAAAGTGTCTGAACTTGTGAAACTTGGACTAGTCAATAAACTTGTCACTGTCGTTGCACCACCTTCGTATCTGAATAGTTGGAAGTCACCAAGATTTGGAGTAGTGTCAGCCGCGTCTGCCGCTGTTATGCTCTGCTCAGTGATGTTGAATTGTGTATATAAGTCACCTACAGATAAACCTGTTCCACCGTTCGCCGCATCTAATTTAAAGATTGCTGTGCTGTGGTCATCATGCAATGGAGCCGCAACTGTTGAGAAACTTGCACTTGCTGAACTGTAAAGTTTAGCAACAATGTTTGCACCCGAGTTGGCCGCAGTTGTCTTGAACCAAACAGAACCGTTAGGTCTGTTCTCATCAGCTGTTTTCCAAGTAGGTCTTGAAGTGTGTGCCGCTTGTAAGAATTGAGGACCGTTGTAAGTGCCTGCTGTTATTCCTAATGAAGCAAGTAATCCTGTCTCTTCTTCGATTCTGATTGTGTTTGTACCTGCTGTTGAGTCACCTAGTGCTAGACCGTTGTGGAATATCTCTAGGTTACCTGTTACAGAGTTTACTGCCGCAGTAACGTTAGTAGCGTTTGAGCCAATAGCTGTGGCAACGTTAGTCAATGATGTTCCTGATACTGTGATAGAAGTACCGTTAATTTGTAACTTATGACCGTTAGTTACAGTTGTTCCTGATGCAACCGAAAATATAGGTAATGACGTGTGCCATGTACTTGCTCCAACCTGTACCCAAGTGTTACTTGCCGTCTTCTTGAAGATCTTGTTTGAAACGTGTGTTGTGTTGATTGCGTATGATCCAGTTTGTCCAATAGAAGTCAGTGGTGCACCAGTAGAAACACCGCCAACTAGATCAGCAACAAGTGTGATCAAGATTGGAGTAATTGCTGTAAATGTTTGATTAGTTTGAGACCATTCAAATAAACCATAATTGCTTGATGCAAGGTCAAACCAGTATGATGCGTCTGTTGGGTCTGCTGTAGGAGCCGTTGCACTACCAATCAAATCGCTAGTGTTGATGTTTGCTCTTAAAACAAAAGCTCTGTTGGCCACACCCAAGAATGAGTAAGCCGCTTGTAGACCGTATTCATTCAATTCATAACCGTTTAATGAATTTCCTGATGCGTCTGTGTAGAATTTCGGATCTCCGAAAGTCTCTGTTAATTCTCTCTGAGATGAGATTAAGAAAGCAGTGTTGGCGTTTGCAGTTTGTGTTCCTGTCGCTGTACTGTCGCCTGCTCCGTTTGTCTTATCCTGTCCTGATGCTACTATGAATAGTGGTGTTGTACCAGCATCTGATGGTACGTAAAAACTTTCGTTTATTACTGAAACTTCTACTCCTGGTGATGTTAATGCCATTTTTCGTTTTCTCCTTGCAAGTTTAACGTATACTAGAGTTATTTATTCAATCGTATGGTTTTTACGATATAACTTGCTATTTTTAGGTGCCTATATAGGCGACGTAAATAAGTGTATGGTATACAACAACAGACCGCTGTGTAAGGGGTGTAAAGCAAAGCCAAGGGCCTATGCTTACAAGAAAGGCACGACCATCTACTGGCGTAGCTTGTGTGATACCTGTAATAGAAAGAAGGCCGGCAAGAAGGTGGGAGGAGTCACAGCCCTACAGAGATCTGGATACAAGAAACACAAGAAGTGTGAGCTGTGTGGATTTAGGGCACAAAAGCAATCTCAACTGGATGTGTTCTTTGTGGATGGGAGTATGAGGAATACTGCTACTACTAACTTAAAAACTGTTTGCGCCAATTGCCAAAGGCTGGGCAGTGTCCGTAAGTTGGGATGGCGTATTGGTGATCTTGTTGCTGACGAGTAGATTGTCAACCTGTTGATATAACTCTTTTAAAGTTCCGTCGTTCTTGATCACATAATCAAAATCTGATTTCGCCCATGCATATTCCGAAGAATGGATGCCTGCAGGCATTATGTTACCTTCAACGTAGCTTGTGAACCAATCAGGATCTTGCCCTCTTTTCACGAGGATGATCTTGCCACCGGACTCTCTGATTGTTTTGATCTCATTCTCGAATCTGGTATCGGAAATAACTGTAGGTTCTCCTTTGTATCTAGCTAGACAGCTGTCAATCCATATGGCATCATGCATGTTCTGACGCATCACTTCTGTGCCAAAGTGTTGTAGTACCCAACGTGGTGTCACATCCTTGTTAAATTTCTTGCTCCAGAAAGCATCGGGCTTTTCTCTCCATGCTCTACTCTCATCAGTCTTGCCTTCTAGCATTTCCCTGTCCCAGTTGAACATGGAACCGACTGCATCTTTTAAACTCTTTGCAAATGAATCTTTTTTAAAGTTGTGTTCTCGTACAAGTCTTTCCGCAACTGTGTCCTTACCAGAACCTATTAATCCTACTACACCTACTAACATAGGTTTATTATACTATTTTTTTAAACGTTTTTCAATCTCTTTTTTAACATCATGGACTGATGTTAATACCAGTTTTCGTACGCCCAGTTTCTTTTCTTTTAAGGCATGTATGGCAACATTCTCTAGATCATCAACCATGTTAGCTAATTCTTCTAGTGTGCATTTGGAAAGTTTTTTGTATCGAGTATCTATCATGATACTATTATTTAAATGGAGAGTGTGGTCAATTAACCAATAACAAAACTGTGTGGATTTCCGCCTTCTGAAAAATTACCAATTTCCAGTTCAAGTCTTTCCATCTCTGCAACACCTTCACTCTTAAGAGCGTCACCGTTGAGGGTTGTTCCACCCTGTGGTCCTGCAATGGTGTTGAATTTGCCTCTTGCTTCTCCCAACATTACCTTGGATACTGCGAGTGTGTAATCTCTGATCCATGGTTTTGAATAGATGTCCTTGAACAGTGTGATGTCTGGTCTAAAGTTGTCAGTGTGCATAAGGATTGTTTCGTCATCTGCTCTAGGTCTTTGTGTGATTG